CCGTGGCAAAAGAAAATAATAAGGATAAATATATTATAAGGAGATTTATTATGTGTGAAAATCCAAACTGTAAATGTGAAAACTGCACTTGTGCCCCTTGCACTTGTAACGGTACTGATTGTGGGTGCTAGATGAAAATTAATGAACTTTTAGGCGAAGAAGCAACAGCAGGCGGCACTAATGCAGGTAGTATTGCAACAATAGCAAGTGTGCCTGGTGCAAAACGTAAAGTTAAGAAAACCGGCAAATACGGTGCACCTAAAGCACCACAAGCTACAAAAGCAGATGGTACAGCTAAAAACGCACTAGATATGAAGGCCAACGTTATGGGCGGCAAAGCTATCAAACGATAAATACATATAGAACAACGGGAACTGTACAATGAAAAGAATAGAAATAGAAGAAGGATTAGGCGAACTTGCAGATATCGCTGAACGTGACCACGAAGTACAGATGGCTCGTGCTCAACTATATAAAATAGCAAAGTATTCTATTAAACTACATGACATGCTGAAAGGTGTAAGTGAAGCAGAAGGTCTCGAAGGTTGGATCCAATCTAAAATTACAAAATCAAGCGAAATGATAGGTAGTGTTTATCATCACCTGGACTACGAACAAGTGGCACCAATGGCTGAATCACAAAAAGACACACATTGTTCAGATGAGTGTTGCGGTAAAGAAGTGATGAGAGAAGACTGCAAATGTCCACCAGACTGCGAACACTGTAATTGCAACAATGACAGTATCCCTGAAAATGTTGAAGAAGGTTGGAAAAAAGACGCAGCATTAGGTGCATTAGGCGGAGCGGCACTTGGAGCGTTAGCAGTACCAGGTATGGTACCAGCATCTGCAGCAATGGCGGCTAAAATGGCGGCGTTAAAAGGTATGACAGCAGCCGGCGCTGGATCTGGGGCGCTAGGTGGTGCAATGGGCGGCGCACTGAAAAGAAGAGATCAAAAAAAGGCCAAACTTGCTAAAGCTAAAAAAGACAAAGAAGCAAAAAAAGAACAAACCTACAAAGACACCTTACATGCAAAACTAGAAGGTAAGAAAAAGTTCAAATCAGCTGCACACCGTAAAGCAGTACATGCCGCGAAAGCTTCAGGCAAGAGATAATGGACTATCATGCTCTCCAGCAGAAACTATTTGAAATTGATCCTGCAGATCCTGCAGAAGATATACGCAAGCTTACTGAAATGGCTACAGGAGAAGCATCCGTTGGATCTGAAAATTTAACAGTAAATAATTTAGAAGCAAGTGTTGCTGACATTCCTGAAGGTTCTGCACCTATAGACAAAGATTATAGTATAAGCGACTTTGCTAAACTAGCAGGCGTACAACTAAATGAAAGAGCATTTGATAAACAGATAGACAAAGGATTAGGAGTTGTAGGCGGTGGTGCAGAAAAAGTAGTTAAAAAAGCACCTGGAGGTGGCGCATTTGTTGATGGTTTCAAGAAAGGATTCAAAGATCCTGATAAATTAACGACAGCGGTAGGTGCTGCTAAAGACGAATGGGACAAACACAAAAAGCCAAAAGCCAAGGCAAAGCCTAAAACATCTAAAGACTATAGAGATGAATACAATGCAAAACAAAATCAAACAGAATCGTTTAATTTTGATCAAGATTCTTTAATTGAAGCAATATCACAAGAGCTAGATGAAATATTACCAGCAATAGCAGGTATGGCAGCTAGAGGACTAGCAACCAAAGCAGTCGGTGGCGCTATTGACAAGCTAACAGCAAATAAAAAGAATAAACAAAAACCTATCAAAGCAAGAGATCCAAATGCTCAATATATGAATGACCTACGAAAAAGTGGTGCCGCAGGCAGTCATAAAGATAAAACAAAAACCATCCCACGCAAGCAAAAACATAAAGATACTAATGAATCCATAAAGTCCCAACTCTGGGCAGCATTAAACTCAAAAAAGTAGTTGACAACCCCTTAAAACTGTAGTATAATAATACAATTACACAACTACCTAATGGAGAAATTGTATGAGTGACAGAACTTATGGCGCTGAAGAAAAAGCTAAGTTAGAACGGCTTGTCAACGAAGGCGTTACAGTATTACAAGAAATTGAAGATTTAAGCACAGGTCTAAAAGAAACAGTAAAGGCAGTTGCAGAAGAATTGGATATGAAACCTACTCTTATTAACAAAGCAATTAAGATTGCACAAAAAGGCGATTGGGCAGCACATGCCGACGCATTTGACGATCTTGAAACTTTGGTTGTAACAGTAGGCAAAGACAAGTGAATGCTGTAGTTGCATACTTTAAAGAAAGTTACAGACTTAGTCCGTTTGCATTTTATTGCGAATTCCTAGAAACAATCTTTCTAGTAGGCGCAAGTGCAGTTCTTACTTGGACCGTATTAGATCCTGCTACAGAAATTTTTATTCCTATGTATCTTATAGGAAGTATACTAGGATTAATTAGTACTGTAATACGCAAAGCAGCTTTTACAATTTTCTTGTGTAGTTGGTTTGTTGTAATGAATACAATCGCTTTAGTACAACTGTTTGTACTACAGTGATATATATTATTATAGAATCGCTCACTAAAGAGCAAGTAAGGTTAGCGTTGGCCGCAAGCAACGAGGAGGCAAAGAGTTGAGTTACGTGGACGCAATGTTCGATAGAGATGCTGATATTATCAGAGCTGTCGAACGTCGAGAAGGCAAAAGACATTTTACAGAATATCCAGTAAAATATACTTTTTATTACAAAGACCAACGAGGCAAGTATAAAAGTATATACGGTGATCAGCTAAGTCGTATTGTGTGCAAGAACACAAAAGACTTCCGCAAAGAAGTCGCTATTAATAGAGATAAGCAATTATTCGAAAGCGACATTAATCCTATATTTCAATGTTTAAGTGAAAACTATCTTAACCAAGATGCTCCTAAACTAAACATTGCATTTTTTGATATTGAGACTGACTTTGATCCAGAGCGTGGCTTTGCTGATCCTAGTGATCCATTTATGCCTATTACAAGTATCTCAGTATACTTGCAGTGGTTAGAAACAATGGTATGTTTAGCAGTTCCTCCGAAAACACTTACAATAGAGCAAGCTGAAAAAGAACTTGAAGGCATTGACAATGTGATGCTGTTTGAAAAAGAAGGTGACATGATTGACACATTCTTAACGCTGATTGAAGATAGTGATATTTTGTCAGGCTGGAACAGCGAAGGGTATGATATTCCTTATACTGTAAATAGAACTGCTCGTGTACTAAGCAAAGATGATACACGTAGATTCTGTTTGTGGGGACAGCTTCCTAGAAAACGTGAATACGAAAAGTATGGAAAAATAGCACAAACCTTTGACCTAATAGGTAGAGTGCATTTAGATAGTTTGAATTTATATCGTAAATACACATATGAAGAAAGACATAGTTATAGACTTGATGCTATTGGTGAAATTGAAGTTGGTGAAAATAAAGTTCCTTATGAAGGTACTTTGGATCAATTGTACAACAATGACTTTAGAAAGTTCATCGAATACAACATACAAGATACCGCACTACTGGACAAGCTGGACAAAAAACTAAGGTTTATTGATCTTAGTAACGAACTTGCTCATGCAAACACTGTTTTGCTTCAAACTACTATGGGTGCAGTAGCAGTTACAGAGCAAGCTATTGTTAATGAAGCACATCATAGAGGTATGCAAGTTCCTAATCGTGCAAAGCGAGATGATGAAAACACACAAGCCGCAGGTGCTTATGTAGCATTTCCTAAAAAAGGACTTCACAAATGGATTGCAAGTATGGACTTAAACAGTCTGTACCCTAGTGTAATTCGTGCATTGAATATGGATCCAGCAACTATTGTTGGTCAAATACGTCCTGAGATTTCAGATGCCCGTGTTACAGAGGATACAGGTCTAAAAAAGAAGTCATTTGCAGGTAGTTGGGAAGGAAGGTTTTCAACAGAAGAATACGAAGCTGTAATGGATCAACGTAAAGATATTGCACTTACAATTGACTTTGAAAATGGCGAGTCAAATGTAATGAGTGGTGCTGAGATATACAAAGCAATATTTGATAGCAACAAGCCTTGGATGCTTAGTTCAAACGGCACAATTTTTACAACAGAATACGAAGGTGTTATTCCTGGACTTCTAAAGCGTTGGTATAGTGAACGTAAAGATCTACAAGCACAACTTAAAAAAGCAAAAGACGCAGGCAATTCTATTGAAATTGAATACTGGGACAAACGTCAACTTGTTAAGAAGATTAACTTGAATAGTTTGTATGGTGCGATTTTGAATCCAGGCTGTAGATTTTTTGATAAAAGAATTGGTCAATCAACTACACTAAGTGGTCGGACTATTGTTAAGCATATGAGTGCAGAAGCTAACAATGTTATTGCAGGGAAGTATGACCATACTGGAGAAGCAGTAATTTATGGTGACACTGACTCTGTATATTTTAGTGCATACCCGACACTTAAAGATGATATTGAGTCGGGCAAAATTCCATGGTCAAAAGAAAATGCTATTAAGCTTTATGATCAAGTAAGCGAGGCTGTAGATAGTACGTTTACAAAATTTATGGCCCAGGCCTTTCACTGTCCAGCAAGTCGTGCAGAAGTTATTGCAGCTGGTAGAGAAATAGTTGCAGAAAGCGGGTTGTATATTACTAAAAAGCGGTATGCGGCACTAGTAATTGACAACGAAGGATTTAGAACTGACGTTGACGGTAAAGCAGGTAAAGTAAAAGCTATGGGCTTAGACTTGCGTAGGTCAGATACACCTGTGTTTATGCAAGAGTTTTTGAGCGAACTACTACTTATGGTGCTTACAAACAAGCCAGTAGAAGATGTACTAGAACGTATTACTGTATTCCGTAAAGAATTTAGTGAACGTCCTGGCTGGGAAAAAGGTTCGCCGAAACGTGCTAATAAAATTGGTCACTATCAGCGACTAGAAGAAAAACAAGGCAAGGCGAATATGCCTGGTCATGTACGGGCAAGTATTAATTGGAATACACTCAAACGTATGAACGGCGACAAGTATTCGCAGGAAATTGTAGATGGTATGAAAGTTATTGTTTGTAAACTTAAACAGAACCCTCTAGGGTATACTAGTGTAGCTTATCCAACAGACGAGCTTCATATACCTGACTGGTTCAAAGAACTGCCATTTGACGATGCAGCAATGGCAGAAACTATTATTGATAATAAACTAGATAACTTAATTGGTGTGCTAAACTATCCACTAGAAGATACAAAGCAAAACAATACGTTTAACAGTTTATTTGATTTTGGAGAATAAATGAAAATTAAAGTAGAGATTGAAATTGATTCTGATAAGCCTGATGATGCAGACTTAATAGAACAAATAATGGATGTACTAAAAGAACTAAAGGAGAGACAATGAAAGTAAATCTGGATGACATAGGCGGTTATATTGCAAAACAAGATGATAGGTATGTTGTTAAAGACAATCCGTTTGGCAATACACTAGTTCTAAGCAGTACCAGATTACATGGTCATAAAGAAACAAGCGGGCATAGTCATGATGGACAAGAAGAAGTATATTTCTTCATCGAAGGCGCAGGACAAATGCAATTAGATAATGATTTTATTAAAGTGCAAGCAGGAGATGTTGTGCCTATTCAAGATGGTGTATTTCATAAAGTAATAAACTTGAATGACGAAGATATGTATTTTGTTTGTGTGTTTGATGGCAAGAGGAAACACTAATGAAAGTAGGATTTACTTGTAGTACGTTTGATTTATTACATGCAGACA